GACTACATTGACCCTGCTAACTCTGGTTTTGAGATAAGCAGCACAGCACCAGCAGCGATTAACGCTAACGGTGGTTCCTTCATTTTCTTTGCAGTGGCGTAGAGGACAACTATGGAAATCAGACTTAGAACAGGGCAAGTGATGACAGAGAGCGAGTTTCGCGCTGCTCATCCGAACACCAGTTTTCCTCAACAGCTGACGGTTGAGCTGCTGGATGGCTTTGATGCTGATCCGGTATTAAATGGCGCACAAGCACAGCCAACGAGATACCAGACTGCTTATCGTGATGGTGTCGAGGAAATCAATGGGCAGTGGTTTACCAAGTTCTCCGTTGCGGATATGGACGCTGAAGCCATTGCCTCTATTGATGCAAATCAGGCAAAATCTGTACGAGACGAAAGAAACCGTAAGTTGACTGCTTCTGATTGGACTCAGGTTGCTGATGCTCCGGGGGATCAAGCGGCTTGGGCGACCTACCGCCAGGCGCTAAGAGACATGCCAAACCAAGAAGGCTTTCCTTGGGAAGTGACTTGGCCAGAGGAACCCTAATGGACCCAAAATTACAAAAATACTATGAAGAGCGATTTGCCATGATGGCAACGCAGGGGTGGTTAGATTTGCAAGAAGATATCGATAATATAATAGCTTCCTTGCAGAACATTTCTGTGATAGAAGGCGAAAAAGATTTACAATTTAAGAAGGGCGAATTGTCCATTCTCACTTGGCTGAAAAACCTAAAATCGGTCAGCGAACGAGCATATGAGGATTTGAATGCGCCGAATGTATGAATTTCTCTGCGAAAGCGGAGTAAAGATCGAGCGACTTGCTGATTATGAGCAGCAAATCGTTTGTTGTATGTGTGGCAAGTCAGCCCGCCGCACAATTTCGAGTCCGAATTTCAAGCTCGAGGGGTGGTCAGGTCATTTTCCAACTGCGTATCACCAGTTTGACCGAAAACACCGCGAAAAGTTAGAATCGGAACGCAAAGCAAACGGATAAACCCACGCGGCCCCGTTTAATCCTGGGAACCAAAAGATGGCAGGAAAAGGAACCAAAACATGTTGATTGACAAAGAACCTGAGATGCCTAGCGAGTTGGAGGCAGAGGAAGCGAAACTACCCGAAGCAGTAGCTGAGTCTAAGCCGGAATTACCGGATCGGTACCGAAATAAGTCGCTTGAGGACATCATCAAGATGCATCAAGAGGCCGAAAAGGTCATCGGAAGACAGGCGCAAGAAGTCGGGGAAGTGCGGAAACTGGCAGACGAGCTAATCAAGCAGAATCTCGGCGCGCGGCAAACAACTGTTGAAAAAGAAGAGCCGGAAGTAGATTTCTTCGACGACCCGAAGAAGGCGATTCAGAAGACGATCGAAACGCATCCTGACGTGCTGGCCGCCCGCGAGGCGTCAGCGCAGTTCAAGACGCTACAGGCAAGGCAAAAGCTGGCGCAGACACATCCTGATTTTGAGCAATTGCTTCAAAGTGAGGACTTTGCAAACTGGGTTAAGTCGTCTCCAGTGCGCATCGAGTTGTACGCCAAAGCAGACAGCCAAGCTGACTTCGATTCGGCAAACGAATTGTTCTCTACCTACAAAGAGTTGCGCAACATTCGTGGTGAACAGGCCAAACAGCAGGCAACTGCTGCACGCCAGCAGACTATGAAGGCCGTGCAAGTCGATAGTGGTGGAACCGGGGAGAGTTCGAAGCGAGTTTACCGACGTGCTGACCTTATTCGGCTGAAAATGACCGACCCAGCCCGATACGACGCGCTGTCCGAAGAAATTATGGCGGCCTACGCGGAGGGAAGGGTCAAGTAAACTTTTGACCTCAAGGAGTTAAACATGGCTAATACAGCTTTTTCCCCAGCAAATAGCGTTACCCCAACAACAGCAGCAACCTTCATTCCAGAGATTTGGAGTGATGAGATTATTGCCGCCTACAAGAAGAACCTCGTTCTGGCCAACCTGGTCATGAAGATGAACTTCAAGGGCAAGAAGGGTGACACCGTCCACATCCCAGCACCGACCCGTGGTTCCGCATCGGCCAAAGTATCGACCGACGCAGTGACCCTAATCGCTGCAACTGAATCCGAAGTCCAGGTATCGATCAACAAGCACTATGAATATAGCCGCTTGATCGAGGACATCGTCGAGGCGCAGGCGCTGAACTCGCTGCGTCAGTTCTACACTGCCGACGCTGGTTATGCACTGGCTCGCCGTGTTGATACTGATCTGGTGCAGCTCGGCCGTGCATTCAACGGCGCAACCGTTGGCACCGACGACTATGCAACTTCGGCATCGTCGACCAAAGCCTACGTCGGCTCGGACGGCACCACCGCGTACAACAGCTCGACATCGAACGCTGCTGCACTGACCGATGCTGCTATCCGTCGCACGATCCAGCGTCTGGATGACAACGACACCCCAATGGATGGTCGTTTCTTTATCATCCCTCCATCGTCGCGTAACACCCTGATGGGTCTGGCACGCTACACCGAACAGGCTTTTGTGGGTGACGGCAGCGCCATCCGCAACGGTGAGATCGGTAACCTGTACGGTATTCCTGTGTTCGTCACTTCCAACGCCGACTTCGGTGCTGGTAACGCGGGCGCTGACCGTATCTGCTTGATGGGTCACCGCGATTCGATGGTACTGGTTGAGCAGATGGCAGTTCGTTCGCAGACTCAGTACAAGCAGGAATACCTCGGTACCCTGTTCACTGCTGACACTCTGTACGGCGTTAAGGCAATCCGTACTGCGGCCTCGACCGGCGCAGCGCTGTCGTCCTCGGCATTCGCTCTGGCTGTTCCAGCCTAATTGAACTCCCCCGGTGAAAGCCGGGGGGCTAACCTAATTAGGAGGACATCATGGCAAATGCAACTTCCGTGACCGTTCGTGCTGGTTCTGACCAGTTTCGCGGTCTGTATTCTGACACTTGGCTGGTAAAAGCCACGCTGAACGCCGATAGTTTGGTCGACGGCGCTGGCGACACCGACACTGTTGCCGTTCCAGGCGTTGCCTTGGGCGACATGGTGTTAAGCGCTTCATTGGCTGTCGACGTAGCAGGTCTGATCGTGACCGGTTATGTCAGCGCGGCTGATACCGTCAGCATCCGTTTCCAAAACGAAACTGGCAGCACTGTCGACTTGGCGTCGGCAACACTGCGTCTGGTTGTCGTTCGTTCCATCGCGTAATACCCGGGGGCTTCGGCCCCCGATCTCACTTCTGGAGGCAACATGGCCGCGACATTCCGCTGCTTGCAAAGCGGGCAAACTGTTACGTTTACGCTCCAGCACGATATTGACAGCATGAAAGGCCACGCTGGATACGTCCGTGTTGATGAAGACGCTCCCGTGGAGGATGACACCAGACAAGTCGTCATGACGCCGCCAGAGTACGCGCGTCGTCCTGGCCGCCCAAGGAAAGAGCATGTCGGAAATTGATCCAAGAGATTTTGGCAAGCTGGAGGCGCAAGTCGAAGCGTTGCAGAAAGAAGTCCACGGACTTCGCGATGACGTCAAACAGTTGCTGGAGATGGCCAACAAATCCAAAGGTGGATTTTGGGTTGGTATGTCGGTCGCGTCTGCCATCGGCGGCGTCATGACCTTTGTAGCAGATCGTCTATTTTTTAAGGGGTGACATCATGCCAATGGTTGATGGAAAGAAGTACCCGTACACGAAAAAGGGCAAGCAGGCGGCGGCTTCTGCCAAGATTAGCAAGCTGCGCAAGGAAGGCTACCCGCAGAAACAGGCGGTTGCGATTGGTTTGAGCATGGCAGGATTGGCCAAGAAGAAGGCCAAAAAATGAAGACGCCAGCTTGGCAGCGAAAAGCCGGTCAAAACCCTAAGGGCGGCTTGAACGCTAAAGGCCGAGCGTCTTATAATGCAGAAACAGGGGGAACCCTGAAATCGCCGGTCAAGTCCGGCGACAATCCGAGACGAGCTTCTTTTCTCGCAAGGATGGGCAACATGCCCGGCCCAGAGCGTAAAGACGGCGAGCCCACCCGGCTGCTGTTGTCGCTTCAAGCCTGGGGCGCCTCATCCAAAGCTGATGCAAAGGCAAAAGCTAAAGCTATTTCCGCAAGGAATAAGGCGAAGAAAAAATGACTTATCTCGAACTTATTAACGAAGTCCTCGCGCGGCTGCGCGAAACTTCCGTCCAAACGTCGACGCAGACGTCTTACTCCTCGCTTATCGGTCGGCTGGTGAACGACGCCAAGCGCCAAGTAGAGGACGCCTATTCTTGGAATGTGCTGGCGCAGACCATTGCCATCTCGACCACCGCCGGCACTTACGAATACAGCATGACGGGGGCGGGGCAGAAGTTCCGTTCGGACGAGGTGCTCAATGTGACCGATAACGTCATTATGCGCAACATCAGCAATTCGCAGATGCAACGTAAGCAGAACTTCTCGACGCCCACTAGCAGTTCACCAACGGAATATGCTTTTGATGGTGTCGACGCGTCTGGCGATACCAAGGTCGTCCTATACCCACGGCCTGACAACGTATATAGCTTGAAGTTCTTTGTTTACGTCCCGCAAGACGATTTAGTTATTGATAGTGACGTCTTGTTGGTCAAACCAGAATTGGTGGTTCAGAGCGCATATGCCCGCGCGTTGGTTGAGCGCGGCGAAGATGGTGGACTGAGTTCGTCGGAAGCCTTTGCGCTGTACCGCACGATGCTGTCGGACTACATCGCCTTGGAAGTGTCGCGTTACCCTGAGTTTCAGGAGTTCGTGCCGACATGAGCCAGCCGATCCGTACCTTCAGCATTTCAGCGCCAGGTTTCTATGGCCTGAATACACAAGACTCGCCGCTAGACTTGGCGTCGGGCTTCGCGCTGACGGCCACGAATTGTGTCATCGACCAGTACGGCCGTGTCGGCGCGCGTAAAGGGTGGACGAAGGTAAACAGCAGCTCGGGCAACCTGGGCGCAAACGCCGTCGGCGTCATTCATGAGCTGGTGCAGACAGACGGCACGTTAACCGTACTGTTTGCTGGCAACAATAAAATATTTAAGCTTGGCACTTCCAACGCGGTCACCGAATTGACCTACGGGGGTGGCGGCACCGCACCAACGATCTCTGCAAGCAATTGGCAGTGCGCATCGTTGAGCGGCATCACGTACTTTTTCCAGACTGGCCACGATCCGTTGATCTACGATCCGGCCGTCAGCACGACGACCTACCGCCGCGTTAGTGAAAAGACCGGCTACGTATCGACGGTTCAGCAGGGCGACATCTGCATTTCCGCTTATGGTCGCTTATGGGTTGCAAGCACAGCGTCTAACAAGTCGACGGTGTACTTCTCCGATCTGTTGTCGGGCCACATTTGGAGTACCGGCACGGCAGGCAGTTTGAACGTGAACACGGTCTGGCCGAATGGGCCGGATGAAATTACAGGACTGGCTGCACATAACAACTTCCTGTTCATCTTTGGTAAGCGCCAGATATTGGTCTACCAAGGTGCTAACTCGCCATCGACGATGTCGCTGTACGACACAGTGGGTGGTATCGGTTGCATCGCGCGCGACTCCATCCAGAACACCAATACCGACGTAGTGTTCTTGTCGAACAGCGGCGTGCGGTCTATCTCCAGAACGATTCAAGAGAAGTCCGCGCCGTTTAATGACTTGAGCAAGAACGTCCGTAACGATTTGATGGCTGTAGCACTGGGTGAAGTGCCAAGCAGCATTAAAGCCGTTTACTCTGAAGTTAACGCGTTCTACGTGGTCGCATTCCAGACTTATGGCCGCGCGTTCGTCTTCGACACTCGCGCACCGTTGCCCGATGGATCGCTGCGTGCCACCGAGTGGGATCACATTGAGCCTACTGCGTTACTGGCCAAGCGTGACGGCACGTTATTGATCGGCCAGACGGGCTACATCGGCGAATACGATGGCTATTTGGATGACACGAATACCTACCGGTTTTCCTATTACACAAACCATGCTGATTTAGGTGACCAGAACATCACGTCGATATTAAAGCGGATCAGCGTGGTGGTGATTGGCGGATCGAATCAGTTTATTACACTGAAGTGGGGCTTTGACTTTAGTGAGAACTATCTGTCGCAAAACGTGCAAATCCCTGCGCAGAATGTGTACGAGTACGGCATCGCCGAGTACAACATTGCTGAGTACGCCGGTGGGGTAGCGCTTCAAACTTTGTACGGCCAGGGAAGTGGATCAGGCAAGATCGTGCAGACAGGTTACGAAGCCGACGTTAACGGGTATCCGTTGTCTATTCAGAAGATTGAAATTCAGGCCAAGAATGGCCGCGTAAGTTAAGGAGTTTAACGTGAGCAATTACACCAAATCAACTGACTTTGCGGCCAAGGACGCGCTGTCTTCAGGTAACCCAGCTAAGATCGTCAAGGGTACCGAGATTGACACCGAGTTCAATAACATTGCGATTGCGATTGCCACAAAAGCTGAAAGCTCTGCTACAGGTTCGGGTAATGTTACCGGCCCTGGGACATCTAACGTCGGCGCGGTTGCTACCTTCGCTAATACCGACGGTACACTGCTTGCGAACAACTCTGCGGTCACTATTTCGTCAGGCACAATCACCGCGACAGGTTTCTCGGGCTCCGGCGCATCGTTGACGTCGCTTAGTGCGAGCAATATCTCTAGCGGTACGCTAAGTGCAAGCCGCCTACCATCTACCGCACAGACGACGGACACCGCGCAAACGGTGTCGGGTGAGAAGACGTTTACCGGCACAATTGGCGTCGGCGCTACTAACCCGGCCGCCGGATGGAACTTGTATTGCCAACAGAACTCCACCAACCCCGGCGCGGTGTTCTTCAACAATAACTCAAGCGGCTATGCACAAGCTAACGTCGTTGGTTCTGGCATCACGCAACTGGTACTGTTTCAGAAGTCCAGCACATCGGCGGCCACCGGCACGCTGACTGATGTCGGTTCGATCACGACCAGCGGCTCATCAACGTCGTACAACACGTCATCCGACTATCGTCTGAAGACGGATGTCGTGCCGCTATCCAATGCGATCACGCGGCTTAAAGAGTTGTCGCCGTATCGATTCAAGTGGATTGCGACACCTGACGCGCCAGCCGTTGATGGTTTCTTGGCGCATGAGGTGTCGCCTGTCGTGCCAGAGGCCATCGTTGGTGAGAAGGACGCAGTGAAGGCGGACGGATCGATTAAGCCGCAGGCGATTGACCAGGCGAAGTTGGTGCCGCTGCTAGTCGCCGCGTTGCAAGAAGCGGTTGCACGGATTGAAGCATTGGAAGCGCAATGATTACGCATCACTTTTCTGACGGGCTGTACGCTAAAGAAATACGTGTCCCAGAAGGCACGGCGATTCTCAAGCATACGCATGACTTTAGCCACCTGTCTATTTTGGCAGAAGGCATGGTCGCGGTGATGATCGGGGATTCTGTAGATATTGTTCGTGCGCCAGCATGTATCGAAATTAAGTCTGGTGTAGTGCATGGCGTTAAGGCTGTTACGGATTGTGTTTGGTATTGCATACACGCCACTGACGAAAAAGACCCGTCAAAAGTGGACGATGTATTAATCGGAGGAAAGTGAAATGCCTATTTTTTCAGCGCTCATAGGGGGCGGCCTTGGCCTGTTAGGCAGTTCTATGCAAGCAAGCGCTGCCCAAGACGCGGCGAGTACAAGCGCTGACGCGCAACTCGCCGCCGCGCGTATTGCTGCTGAAGAGGCGCGCTTTAGGCCGGTCGGCATAACGACGCGGTTTGGCGGCAGCACCTTCGGGTTTGACGACCAAGGCCGGCTGACTAGTGCAGGCTATATCCGTTCGCCGATGCTGGAAGACTATCAACGTCGACTAGAGGCGTTGACGGGGCAACGACTAAGCGAGGCTGAACAAGCAGGCGCGTTATACAACCCCTTACGTGGTGCTGGTACCTCTTTAATGGATTTGGGGCAACAGTACCTAGCTGAATCGCCGCAACAAGTCGCCGAGAAATATATGGCAGGCCAGATGGACTTGCTGACACCGACGCGCGAGCGTCAATTGGCGGGCTTACGCACTAACCTATTCAACACCGGGCGTACTGGGCTATCCGTCGGCGCAACTGGTTTGCGTCCTGGTGGCGGTGAAGGGTTAAGAGCAGCTAATCCTGAAATGGAAGCGTATTACAACGCGTTAGCGCAACAAGACGCAGCGTTGGCGACAGAAGCGCAGAAGCGTGGTCAAGAGCAATTGGCATTTGGCACTAGCCTGTTTAACACCGGCGCTGGTTTGCTTGGTCAATATGAGTCGGGCGTCACCGGCGCGTTGTCGCCGTTCATGACGACGTTGGGGGGTGTCTCTTCGATAGAAGACCTTGCGATGCGTCCGTTGGATATCGGCGCGCAGTTGGGCGGACGCTCGGCGACCGCAGGCGGCAACGTCGGTCAGTACCTGTACGGTGGCGGTGTCAATGCAGCTCGCACAATGCAGCCTGCCAACATGCTGAACCCGACCGCATCGTTCTTGCAAGGGCTTGGCTCAAACCAAGAGTTTATTTCTGGTCTAGGCAATTTATTTAGCCGTGGGTTTAACACCCCAAGTTACTCCGCGCAAGACTATGCACAGTTTGGAAATATTTATGGGCCTGGAGGCGGTATATCTGGCAGTTGGGGATACTAAGGAGTAATTATGGCAAGCGAAATCTTAGGCCTGTTTGCATCACCAGAACTGTACCAACAGCAGCAAGACGCGTTGATGCAGCAGCAGGCAGCGCAGTACGCTAATCTTGACCCATATCAGCGCGCTGAGTATGGTGCGTACTTAGGTGGCCGTCGATTGGGTGCTGCGTTAGGCAGGATGCTTGGTGGCGAAGACCCGCAACTAAAGATCATCAGCGCGCGTCAGTCTGTCATGCAGAACGTCGACCCGTCGAACCCTGAGTCGATCATAGCCGCCGCGCAACAGCTCGCCGAGGTGGGCGACCAACAAGGCGCACTGACGTTGGCCGACTACGCGCGCAAGGCGCAGAGCGAACTGGCGTTGCAACAGCAGCGTATGCGTGAAGGCCGCGCAGCATCGATGCCAGAAAAACTCCGAATTGCGAATGCCCGTGCTGAGTTGTTGCAACAACGTCGCACAATACAAGCCTTGCCTGCCGATGCTCCAAATCGCGAAGAAGCGCTGCGCTTAATTGACGACACGTTAGCTGGGTTACCAGCACCAGACGGAACACCAAAGTTTGGCGAGAAAGTAGAGACTAAGTCGTTTGAGCTGTTCGGTAAACCTTATGCAGAGATATCGCTTGCCGAACGAAAGACTGTAAATGATGCAATTCGCAGTGAAGAGAAAAAACCTGAAAAAGAGGTTTCGTACGGCACGGATAGAGAAGCTGCTGCGCAGGAGTTATACAACGCGAATTTCGGCAGCTTGACTCAAACTCAAAAGGCCGCCGTTAATAAACTGGTTGAAGAGCGTCAAGGCACAAGGGTTGAGAAGGGAGCGCCCAAATTTGTAATGCCCGGCAAAAAAGAACCTATCGACATACCGAAATTACGCAAGAGTTTGACGGACTCCTTGGAACCATATAAATCTACGATTGACGCAGGCGACTCCGCAGTAAGTCTGTTGAATCAGGCTAAAGTAAATAAAAATGCGTCGTCGTTTAACTCTGGTATTACTGAGTTAGCAAAAATGACGCAAGGCGGACGTTTAAGCAATAAAGACGTTGAGTTGGCAAAAGTAGATCCCGCAGTTTTGCGTAGGGCATCAGATTTCGTTTCTACAACATTCCAAGGCGTACCTACTGAAAGCACTATTAACGACATCATTAGCACGGTCAAATTATTGCGCAAAGTAGCCGCCGATAAATATGCTAGAGAAGTTAAGACACAACGCAAGATAGCGGCTAAAGCAGACATAGATCAAGAAACTATTGACATACTGTTTGAAGACACAACGCTGCCTACTGCTTCGGCAGGGCGCGGTAAAACCACGACCAGAACATTAAAAAGTGGTAAGACGGTAACCATTACTGAGGATTAATATGGGCTACACCTATACCGTTGACGGAAAATCGTTTCGGACAGATCAAGCGCTGACTGATGATGAGTTAGAAGAGATCGCTTCTACCATGGCTGCGCCAGCGCCGGCGCCTACGGGCGATTACCGCGCCGAGGCAGCCAAGCGCGGCTTGACCGG